CAGCCCGGGCTGGAGGAGCGACCTGCACTTGACGCCCCGGCGTTCGACCCCCCCCTTCTGGTCACGCTGGACCAGGCGCTCTGGTATCCCCACGAGCCCGGTGTCCTGGGAAAGCACGACCACCGCGTCTGGCGTGCCCGTGACAGGGTGTACCTGTACGGCCCCGTCCTGCACCGACCACCGGAGACCGTTCGAGCTGCACAGCTCGTCGAGGGCCTTCTGGACCGGGCCGAGCACGGCCAAACCTCGTTTCAGCGCCCCGGAGACGACCGCGATCGGACCCTTCGGCAGGCCGAGCTGTCCCACGAGCTGGTCCACCAGGTCCGAGACGGGAGTGTCCTTTTTCGTCGAGATGTTCACGACGGTGCTCCGGATCGCCAGCCCCCCGTCCGAGCAGGAGATCCGGGAGAGCACGTCCGCACCGTCGCGGGATGTTTGGACGTCGTCCACGTCGCCGACGAATACCAGCGCCTCCGTCCCGACGTACCCGGCCGAGAGCCTGACCGTCGCGCCCTCGTCAGACACCAGGCGCCTGGAGTCCTCCGAGAGGTTCCAGACGGAGATATCGCACCGGTTCGGCTCGCTTCCCGCCGTCTTCTCGGCCGAGAACGTCAGGTCGAGCTCGTTTTTCTGCCCGGAGGTCCACTGCCTCGAGCTGGTCTTCGTCGATATCTGAAGGGTGCATCGTCGGTCGAATAGCTCAGTCATGTCACAGCCCAGCCTCCGACAGCTCCCCGCTCGAGTAATACAATAAGCTATGACCGACCCCCAGACTGGTCAGTGTCACCTCGGTGTGCATCCCGGACAGGTCGACGAGCAGGAAGTCTCCCGGTGGGAGTCCTGACTCCCGACCGTGTCGCCGGAGCCTGAGCGACCCGAGCCGGAGCCCCTTCCCCCGAAGCAGGTCCGCCCCGTCCGCGTCCTGTATCCCCAGCGTCCAGCACGACGCGCGCCCGTTCCAGTCGAAAATCAGGGTATAGAGCCTCGCATCGGTGAATGTCACCCCGTCCGCGTCGTACGTGTCGCCGAGCTCTACCTGCTGCTCCCACCGGGCCAGGTCAGATCTCAGGGGGATGGAAACGGGCATAGAATACTCCTCAATTGATCAGGTCGAAAAGGATCGTGCTCGCCTTCGCCTGCGTCGCCGCAGGGACAGCCTCTGGGGCTTTTTTCCCGACGCTCTGCTTCGCCGCTCCGACCGTCGAGGTGTGCGGCAGGGGGACGGCGACCTCGAGCCCGGACGCGCGGCGGACGGGGTCCCACCGGAGGCTGAGCCTGGCGACTCCCTCCGGCGCTCCCCTGGTCCGGGACACCGCGGTCAGGATCATGTCCGGGTAGACCCGGACCCCGTCAGACAGGTCCGACTCCGTCCCTCTCCCCAGCTCCTGCAGGAGGGAGAGGTAAACGTCGTTCGACCTCCCGAGCTGGTATGCGGTCCCGTCCCCCGGGATGTCCGTGACCAGCACTTCCGCAGAGACTGGCGTCGGTGTCTGGATCAGGTGGTCGGACACCAGAGAGCCGTCTTCGAGCGGGTGCTGCGCGAGCTGCGCCGCGTCGGAGACAGTCTCCGACTGCACGACGTCGAACGTGTACCCGGCCCAGGTCAGGAGAGATTTCTGAGGCATATTCTTACCCTCCAGAGGAGGAAATACAGGCTACGAGTGATTCGAGAAATCATGACCGATCCTCCAAAATTCGATGTCGCCAGCGAGCTACCAGAGGCCTTAGAACCGATTTTTTGAAAAGATGAGCTTTGCTATTGACCATCCTTCGTTTTGCTCGCCTTGGAGCCCACAGCGATTTTGAGGGGGTCCAGATCTTGATCGACTTAGGTCAATCAGGAAGTTTGTCGATCTTTTCCAGTGAATTATTCAATCCGGTCAATTGCTTACAGTACGAGCAACTAATACGACATCGCAGAACCCAGGTTTCGCGCGACCTGTGTCGCGTGTCTGGCCATCACCTCGTCCGCCTGCCTGGCGACCTCCGCGCCGACTGCCCGGGGGTTCCCTGCCCCGTTCACCGCGACGTTCACCGAGCTGCCCCCCACAGACACGTTGCTGGTCCGCGCGCCGACGGACGACGCGGACGGGACCATGGACCCCAGAGCTCTCGCACCCGCAGCGATGCCCGCCCCTCCGGGGACCATCATCAGTGCCAGGTTCGCTGCTTTCCCGACCATGTCCACGACCGGGCCGAGCTTCTCCCGGAGTCGGTCGACCGCCCCGGAGACGGCCTCGATCATGTCGTAGAGGTCGTTGCCGATCCCTCCCCCAAACACGTACTCGAGGGAGTTTGCGATGGCGTCCCAGATCGGACCCATCTCGTGCATCTTGTCGACCATGAGCCCGAACGCTGAGTTCGCCCCTGTGACGAACCCCACCAGGTCCTCTACTATCAGAGCGATCACTGTGAGCATCGCCGCCGCGATCACGTACGGAGCGACGGCTAGAGCAGTCCCCACGATCCAGACGATCGTCGACTGGATGACTCGCTCGAGCGCGAAACGCATCGCCCACAGCGCTCGGATGGCACCGGGGAGCTGCGCCAGCGCCAACCCCGAGAGCGCGAAGCCAAGAAAAATTGCTACCGTCTTCAGCGCGGCCATGCCTCGAGCCGACTCGAGTAGCTCCGTCCGGAGTGACTTCAAGGCATCCTTCGCCGCGCGAAAACCTGACGCGAGCATCCGTGCCGCGTCGCGTATCTCCGGCCCGAACGTCTCCTTCGCCGAACGGAACGCGAGGTTCAGCTCGGTCACTAGGTCATGCAGCGCGGGTACGGTCTCCTCTCCGACCGCGATCTTGACGCCGCGCCAGAGGAGTGCCCCCTCCGCGAGCTGGTCGTTCAGGTCGGACCCTGCCTGGAGCAGCTCAGGGGAGAACGTGCCCATCGCCACCATGGACTCGAGCATATCTCGGATGCCCTTGGCGCCCCCCTGAAGTGTCGGCAAGAGCTTGTTCCCGCTCCTGCCGAGCAGGTCGTTCGCGGCGGCCACCTGTTCGGCCGGGTTCTTGATCCTGGCGAGCGCGTCGGCGACCACCCCGAGCGCCCCGTCCACGGACGTGATGCCTTCCAAGCTCTTTTTCGCGTCCGGCCCGAGCAGGTCTTTGAGCGCCCCCGTCCCGGACGCCCGGAACTCCCGGAGGTGCCCGGACAGGATCCGGAGCCCCCCGTCCAGCTCACCGACCGACCCCCCATTTTTTAAGACGGCAGCGGTCAGGGCGTCGTACACCTGAGCCGTGACACCCACCTGCGCCGCAGACTCCCCGAGAGCGTCGGCCTGGTCCGCGATCTGGAGGGTCGTCCCTATCACAGCGTCAGAGAGCTTGCGCAATGCCTGCTCGGCGTACCGTGCAAGAGTCGAAAACCCTTGCAACGCCTGGTTAAACTTCGTGACGCCGCTCTCGTTCCCCTCGAACAGGAGCTTGACGATGAGCTCACGGATGACGACGCGCTCGGCCATGGGGTGGACCTCCTGACCGCAGTGTACGCGATCGCTGAGGATTTTTCGATAGGTGAATTATTATGTTGATTTTCACTGAAAATTGCTCATAGTATACACAATGACATAACACTGGAGGAAATATATGAACGTCTTCATGCTCGCCGTTAATCACCAGGAGCGCGCCTCGTACCACCCCGACAATTTTCTCTACTGGGGCGCCAAGGAGGCGCTACAGCTCGTCGGTAACGTCTGGTGGCGCAAGGACGGGCTGGACGTCTCCCGTGAGCCCCTGCGGGGGCTGACACCCGTTGAGCGCGTCCGCCAGGGCATCCCTGCGTACCTTCCGACACACCAGAAACACCCCTGGTCTGTCTGGGCTGGGGAGTCGAGTAGAAACCTCTGGTTCCTGCTCGAGCACGCGGAGGTGCTGCTCGACGAGGATCGACACAGGTTCGGGCGGGAAACCGCGGTCTGGTCCGCGTGGGAGTGGGCACTCGAGCACGCGCCGACCCTGCCGGACGCGGGGCTGACGGAGATGCCCCGGTGCTTCGGTGGGCTGACCATCGACACGGGGGAGGGGGTCGTGGAGGACTACCGGGAGTATTTCCGGCGGGCGAAAGTCGAGCGTGCAGTGTGGACGAGGCGGGAGCGACCAGGGTGGATTAACAATGTGTGATAAAAAACATCGTGCGTGTCCAACACGTGAAAGTTTCGGTGATCTATGGATGCGAAAAGGTAGCGACCAGAGTTACTTGATAACTTATGGTACTGGGTACTGGGACCAACTAACCTACGAGCCTGTAGGTGGTGGAGAGCTGAAGTGGGTAGAGGATGACGGGGAGTGGGATAAGGTGTGTCAGATAGAGGAAATGTGATTATTTCACGCGCTCCGAAGCCAACCTCTCCAGCTCGGAGCGCACGGCCAGGACCTCGTGAGCGTCGAGCAGGTCGGTCAGGGTCCACTCGTGCCTGACCTCACGGAGCGTGCCGAGCCCCGCAAGGACGGGTCCCCAGATCCTCCAGTCGACGTTCGGGCCTAGCTCTTGGGGGTCGGGACCTTGTCGCCGCCCCGACCTGAGAGCAGGGGCCGGAGCGCGTCCCATAAAGGGCTGAGCTGGAACCTGAGCACGTGCCAGAGGACTCGAGCCGCGTCCACGAGTGCGCCAGGTCCCTGGAAAACCTCGTCGAACCGCGCACGGGTATTGATCGGCCGATCCTCGTGGTACGTGGTCTGGAGAATTGAGACCACCAGGTCGATGCCCCCGATCTTCCGCACCGTGCCGAAAACCGCCAGCAGGGAGGGGAGTGCCATGTCCACGTCCATGCCCTTCAGCTCGTCGACCGCCTCCGCGATGTCCGACAGGTCGCTCGAGACTTTCCTGTTGAGCAGCTTCCCGAGCGCGGGGGCGATGACTTCCCCGAGCATGAGGAGCACATCGAGCGACTGGCTCGAGCTGAAACTGTGGACGATGAATACCTGGTCGCCGATCGTGAACGATTCTGCGGACTTCTGCGCTTTCGGGGGCATAGGGGACTCCGGGGAAAAGGGATGCCGGGTCGGCTGCAAACATCGCAGCCACCCGGCCGGAACGTTCGAAAACAGAATAGCTCACAGTGGAAACAACGTCGAGCTGTGAATTATTTTGTTGATTTTTTCTCTTGCCTGATTATAGTAGAGACAGGGAGGGAAAACTTGGAGGTAGTATTTTATGAATGACTTGAGAGTAGAGTCTGCGGGAATTGAATATGTGGACGTCAGGATCCCGGTAGACAAGATCCTGGAAGTGATGATTCTTGAAGACAGGGAGATCCTCGCGAAGAGCATCCTGTCGAGCGACGACTCGTTCGAGCCTGTGTTCGCGAGACTCTGTGGAGATGACCTGGAGACTTGGTCATCGAATGACGCGAAGACGTTGTGGAAGTTCGTGCTTCGAGCACTCAGAGCCGTCAGTAAAAGGTGCCCAGCAGGGATGAATTCGTTGGAGAGCTCCCTCGTCGATCTCGAGGGAGGCTGCGGTATTGGTAATGGCAGAAACAGCGACGCCCTCCCTCAAGATGGTACTAAAACGGCAGCTTTGAGGCTCCTGGATACAGCTCCTACCGCCGTCAAAGAATGGCTCGTCACGGACTACAATTTGAAGCACGTCCTGGACTGCGTCGGGTATTGGGAGCGCAACAAGGAGCTGGCTCGGGTGTTCGGAGAGAAGCTCGAGCGCGTGGCTCAGGCGATCGAGGGGAAACACCCAGACCTGGTGGTTCCCACTGCGGAGTCAGAGGACGAGTGACTGATGGAAAAAATACACTTCGAAACATTCGAGAAAATGTGGCGCTGGTGGGGGGACAACGAAGTGGTCCTGCTGGGGAGGGGGCTCCAGAAGGAGTACACGAAGGACGAGCTGGTCAGGGTCACGCTGGGACCGAAAAAAGAGCTGATGTGGTTCGCACGGCTCTGTTAGGTCGAAGCTCCTGGTTGGTTCTCCACGCCCTTCTTCGCCGAAAACTTCCACACGTTCTCTCCGAGCTTCCCGCCCCCCTCCCGCTCAAACGGGGGCATATCCGTCTGAATCACTTCCTCGCTGTCGAACGTCCCACCCGTGCTCATGTCCTTCGCACTCATGCTCCCGACCACTGGCGCGCCCATCCTGGTCGCGTTCGCGAACTGGCTGAGCAGTGTGTTCGACGGAGACGCCCTTTTCAAGGTCAGCTCCACATCATACGAGTGGTCACCGGAGAGGACGAAAGCGCCCTCCCCGTCCGCTCCGAGTTCCTCGAGCGCAGCGAACGGTTTGCGCCTGGTCGCCTTGAAAAACGTACCTGCGCCAAACCCAGAGATGGGGACGCCGTTGAACGAGAGCACGAATTTACGGGGGTCGAATGCGATCATGGCGTCACACCTCCAGAATAATCGTCAAAGGATTGACCGTCCGGATACCACCCGCCAGGGGGATGGACGCAGAGAGCCCCGCGTAGAGTCTAGCCGTCTTGTCCGCAGAGCTCTGCGACGCGGCGGACCCTGCGGTCAGGATGATGCCCTCGACCGTGTCGCCTGAGGCGTCCTCCCGGGTTTCAGCGAAGTGGTTCGCGCGCACCCCGTTGATCCAGCGTTTCTTGACGAGCCCGGCGATCGCTGCGATCGTCAGGTCCGTGTACGTCCGCTTGATGTTGGACGCGGCGCCACGCACCAGGTAGCTGAGCACGTCCTCTGCCACGCGGGACGAGAACCAGTCGACCGTGAGCTGCTGGTCGATGTACCGCTGGGACGCCATCTTGCCGCCGAAATAATGTGCGCCCCCCGCGGCGGTCGTGTAGTACCCGATCTGGTCCGCGGCCATGGTCGACCGCTGGGTCGACGTGTAATCCTGAGAGGTGATCCCAGACAATGTCTGGAGGTACCAGTCGATGCTGGAGACATCCAGGTTCTGGCTGAGGTTCCGTCCAGCCAGGGCTGCGGCTGCGTACTCCGACTCCGGGTGGTAAAAAACGTGCGTCCGGTTGTACGACGCGGCCTCGAGCACCTTGGCGATATTGCCCGCGGTCCCAGCCGCGAGCACAGCCTGGTCGTTCTGCGCGATGTGGATACAGTCGATGGTATTGGCCTCGACCCACACCGCGGCACGGTAGGTGTCCATGTTCCGCTGGTTATCCGTCCCCTCGTGGGTCAGGATCAGGCAGTACCACGCGTCATCCACGAGAACCAACGCGTTCAGGTCGGCAGTGAGTACCGTCGGAGCTAGAACTACTGACGCGGTCCCCGTCTGCGGGACACCGGCCCCTGCCGTCGCCATGACTGTGAACGTCACGGACCCCGACCGGACCAGTGCCGGATCGATCGTGACCGTGAACAGCGCCCCGGGAGTGTCGTCGACGCCCGTGCAGGCAGTCACGGCATTGAGCGCCAGGAGCGCGGCCTCGATCAGAGAGACGGTGTTCGCGTGGGAGACGGCGTACAGTATCGCGACCGTCTCCGTCTGGGTCGCGCCTGCCAGGTCCACGTAGGTGTAGGTGATCGTGCAGGTCTGACCCGCCGTGATGTCCGCCGCGAAGGTCACCCGTTGCTGACCGCTCACGTCAGGGTCACGCTCGCTGACCTTCACCTCCTGGACAGTCGGCTGCTGTGAAAAAATAGCTGCCAGGGCCAGGTATTCAGGGTCAGTCGTGAGGCCTCCCGCCGTCACCCAGTCTGCCGCAGACTCGCACGTGAGCACGGTCGAACCGAGCAGGTTCGTTTGGCCCACGACCATGATCGTGCCGAATCCGGCTTGCTGCGTCGCACCGGTGGCGATGGAGATGGAGACGTTTACGATGTCGCTGATAGGAACGTCGGACATATCGTCCTCCTATGGAGCTGATACTGCGATACTATCTGTCGCGACAGTCGTCGCCCCGTCTTTGTACGTGAGTCCGATCGTCACGTCGTCGATGTACCCCTCGTCACTCTCGAGACGCTCACGCCTGTGGACTACCAGATCCATCGTGCAAACCTGCTCCCACCCTCCCCCATCGAGCGCGGTCAGGTCGGTGATGTCAGAGAGAGACGAAATCCCTATCCCTGCCGTGTCCGCCAGCCCCCGCGCCGTCGCCGTCTGGAGGTAGAGTCGCAAGTCGTCGAGCTTGTCCCAGGCGCCGGCCCCGAAACACTTCACAGAGCACCTCGCGTACCGGTCCTCCGTCAGGTGCTCGAGCTGGCTCGTGACCAGCCCGACGACGTGCTGGGGGGCGTCTCCAAGAGAGTCCGGGAGTCCGTCCGCCACGTCCGAGATCAGGTTCAGGAGCGCGTGAGGGGTGCTCGGTCTGGCCACCGCCGAACCCGTCGCCGTCGTCTGGTGAGCCCAGATCGTCGTCAAGTTCAAGCGGGGCTGAACCAGCCCCCGGATCGCGTTCTCAAGACCAGATCGGGTCACCGCTACTCCTCTACCGTCACGTCCACGATCTGCGTGTCCGCGATGTGTGCGACTCCTGACGCCGTCCAGAGCACAGCGTTCCCGGATATCGTCCACAGGTCTGACCCGATGTTGATCAGCATCCCGTCTGCGGCTCGAACCTGTACGTTCACCACCCTCGAGGGGGTCCACGAGAATTCACAGAGTCGAGCACTGGCCGCCGCGACGAAGAGTGTATCGATCGTCCGTCGACAAGTCTCTCGACGTCTGGACGCCGTCCCTCTCCCGTTCTGGTTCGTATTTGCCCCGCGCCAGTCGAAATTCGCCGCGGTTTCTGAGACGGCGACAGAACCTCCGGAGTTCTGAACAGCCCCTCCGGCAGATACCGCAGTGCGAATCCGAAGCCTGCCGAGTACCGGGACGTCCGCATCTACATTTCCGGGTCCACCGTCGATCGCAGTAACAAGCGAGGCATAGGTGGTATCGGCGTCACCTCCAATCGTGACAGCGATATTTCCACCGGTGATGCCGCCGCCACTGTCGGCCTCGTATGCCTGTCCGCCGATGATCCAGACCTGAGTATCGGCGGG